TCATTTTAGGTATGTAAGATAATTCACTATCAATGAAGTTTCCGTAACTATCAAATGCTTCTAATGTGTCCTTCTTTGTTTGAGGGTCTGTATAGCGATAGATGGCGACCCAGTGTCCGCTGTTCTGTTTCTGTTCTATAAGAATAATCTTATAACTTCTATCGTGAGGAAGCAAATCGTAGATAGAATTCACGTTTGCTAATTCATTATATTTGATAATATCATCGTAAGCACTTTCGCCAAGATGTTTTCTCAAATCTAAATCAGTTATATTTGTTTGAATAGTTTGTTCTAAACTTTGTGGAGTTTCCATTATATACTATTAGAAGATTTTTTTATTCGTTTATTTAGCAAAAAATAATCTAACTAATAAGTATAGTAGAAATCTAAATGGTTCATTTTCAGCAAGATTATTTAGTAGGCACAGCAAAGCAAAGAGTTGTCTTACCATATTTAGAGCAATATTTTGGAGATATTACTCCAACAGAAGAACGATGGGCGAAATTTGATTTTTACAATCAAAACGCTATATTTGAATTGAAGTCAAGAACAAATAGGAAGAACCATTACCCTACTACTTTAATGACATGTAATAAAGTCATTGATACAGAGAAGGATATATACTTCTTGTTTTATTTCACTGATGAACTTTGTTATATAAAGTATGACCCCGAATTATTTAGCACATTTGAAAAGAAACCATATTCAAGAATAAACGAGCAATATGATGAAAAAGATTACTATTTCATTCCTATTTCTAATTTAGAAACCATTAAGAAGTTTTAAAATTTTCTCATCTAATTATATAAAATGAGTTTAGCAAGTGGAATATCATTAAAACCAAGACCTTTTTTCGGTGCTGTCACACAGAGTATAATTAATATCACTGCTTCTAATACTACACCAGTATTACAATCATTCCAACCAACATACGCAAATGGAGTAATAACGCAAGTTGCTGGAACTCCTGCGACAATAACCCAAGCAAGTATAACACAACTTTCTATTGCTGAATGGAATGCTTGTGAATTACAAAATTTTTACTTGAAGGGAATTAATACTGGAAGTAGTGGTTCGCCTGAACCAGCAGTCGTATATGAATTATTAAGTTTCGGTGGTGGTAATGATACTACTCCAAGCACTCTACGATATTTCGCAACGTCAGTAACAGGAGCAAACTCAACACCAAGCGTAGTTATTGCTTGTGATGTTTAATCATATATTTTTAGTATAGTAGTAGAAAGGTCTCTCTAACTATCAAAATAAAAACCAAAATACAAAGCAATAATTAGATTTTTACAATTAATAATCTAATTATATCTAACTATTCATATTAGATTTCTACATATACAGCAAAAATAGATATATACAAGTAATAATTTTAAAATTATTACTATTAGAAATCAAAAATATATCAAAATGTAGAAATCTATAAGTGAAATTGAGATATATTTAGATATTTCCATGTAGAAATCTAAACAGACCACTCTACTCTCATACTAAAAAGGTCTCTCTAAAAGGAAATTTAGATTTAGAAATAATAATTGATAAAAAATATTTGTGTAATATATATATAAGATGTCCCAACTTGATTTAAGAAAGAAGGAAAGTAATCCCGACCAAGTATATTACGATTTAACTATTGCTAATATTAATAATGGAGATGTTAATCCAGTGAATAGTCCTGTATTAATATTTAACGAACAAAGACAGAATGCTATTATTCCTAACACAGGCGAATATTACATGTCTATTATTCGGTTTCAACTTGATACGACTTCATTACCTATACTTGCTCCTGTTATAGAAGATTATTATACGCAAGTATCACAAGGAAGTCCTGCTACTAATTCTAAAACTATTTATTCAGTAACAATTTTGGATAATACAAGTGGAATTCCATACCAAGTATATATAGATTGGTTGCCTCAAATAGAAAATGTTGATGTCCCTGCTCCACCTGCCCCAACAGCAACATCACCAGCACAAATAGCAAGTGAATGGTATTTTTGTTATAATTTTGAATGGTTTGTTGATTTAGTTAATAATGCTCTACAACAAGCACTAACCAATGCTGGTATTCCTCCTGCTCCTGCTCCTGTTATTCCTCCTGTTGTTAATGGTATTGCCGTAATGGGTTGGAATACATCATCTAATAGTGCTTCGCTATATTTAGACCAAACCAATTTCGGGGGTTCTTCTCCGTTATACTCACTCTACTTTAACCAAGCATTATACACATTATTTAGCAGTTTTCCAGCAACTTACAAAGGAAGTGTAGGAGTTTCAAATGGATTGAATTATAACATTAGTGTCCCAAATTTACAAGGATTAAACTCCATTTATTTACCTGTTGTAGCATCACCAGCAAATCAAACTATATGTATCCAAATCAATCAAGAATGGGACACGACTGCTCTATGGACGCCTGTTTCCTCAATCGTATTCACAAGTGCTACGTTTCCTATTATTCCTAATAGATTGTCTCCTCCACAAGCATTTGATAATGGTGTTTTATACAATTTAAATCCTAATAGTAATAACTCAAACTTCGCCCAAGTTATAACTGATATTGCGAGTGCTGACATTTGTTATAAACCTACTCTTATATATGCTCCTGACGCTCAATATAGATTAATTGATATGGTCGGTAATACTCCTTTAACAAATATCAACATTCAAGTATTTTGGAAGTCAAAATTAGGTAATTTTGTTCCATTTAGATTAGCAACAGGAAACTCTTGTGCTATGAAATTGTTATTCACTAAAAAATCGTCTGTCACTAACAATGGTAATCAGTAGTTTAGGAAGAGAAAACGTATTGAATTGTTTAGGCGAGTTTTTTATAAATAGTATAGTATTTATAAAAAAAATATATTGCTAATTTATATAAGATGGACGCTCCGTTATTTCATACTGCTTTGGTGACTGACAGCAAAATCGCCCAAATCACCGATGACCTTGCCTTCGCCGTTTATCAAGGTGCTTCTTCAAACACATTTCAACAATTTACTGCTGTTTCAAATAGCAATTCAAATCTTACTTTCAACGTTCAAATTCCAAGTGAAAGTGTAGTCATCAATCGTGAAGTTTTAATCAACGCTTTAATGACTATTACTCTTACTATCGGTCAAGTTCCAAGTCCAAATCCACAAGGTTATACAGCAGTTCCAGTAGGGGATTTAGCATTTAATTACGGACAAACCGATGCTTTCCAAGCATTTCCTATGAGTAAGTCATTCCAAACCACAACTGCTACTATTAACAACTCAAATGTTTCAACTAACACACAAGATATTATTGATGTTCTGTTAAGAATGAATAATTCAAGAGAACTTTTAAGATATTCAGGATTGACCCCATCGTTTCCTGATAGTCAATACGCCCAATACAGTTCAGGTTATTTAGCAACTAACAATCCTCTTGCTTCATATAACACTTCTTCATACGATATAGACCAAGTTCCTCGTGGTTCTTATCCTCTATCAAATACTCCTACTACAAATCCCGTTGCTCCTGTTAGTCAAATCTATCGTTATACCACTGCTGGTGGTTCTACTCCTGTTGATAATTCACCAGTCGCTACTGGTGATGCTGGTGAATATTGGAATGTTGTCTTACAAATTAATGTCACTGAACCAATCTTCTGTTCCCCATTCATTTTCGGCAAACCTGATTTCAACCAAAGTGGTTTAGCAGGTATTAACACTATTAACCTTGTAATGAATATTGATGGAACTCTTAAACGTGTCTTCTCTACTATGGCGGGTTCGCAAGTCGGTGGTAATTGGAACTATTCTATTGCTGGTGGTGATACAACAGGTAATAATCCATCATACTCTTCTCTTTTCACAAAACCACAATTATTAATGAATTTCTTATCAACTCAACCAACTCAATTAGTTCCTTCAAGAGTAGTAACCCCTTACATTGACTATCCACGTTATATCTCATCATCATTCTCTAACGCTAATCTTCCTCCTTACCCATCATCATCATCATCAACAACTATACAATCACAAAATATTCAACTTAACCAACTTCCTGATTACTTCTTTATTGCTGTTCGTCCTCAAATGTCGGGTCAAACTATTAAAAATAGTGCTTCATTTTTAACCATCAATAATATCAGTATTAACTTGAATAACGTTTCAGGTATTTTAGCATCTGCTACTCAATATGATTTGTGGAAGATGTCAATTGATAATCATTCTACTCAATCTTGGTTAGAATTTTCGGGACAAACATCTATTAATGATAATACAGGTGGTTTAGGAGAATTTGTAGGAACAACTGGTTCTATTCTTGTTCTTTCACCTGCTTTAAATCTTTCACTATCAAATATGCTTTCCAACTCCTCCATCGGTCAATTCAACTTCCAATTTAATGTTGGTGTCACTAATAATCTTGGTGAAACTGTCACTGCCGAAGTGTTGGTTATTACTGCTAATAGTGGTATGTTCGTCACTTCAATGGGTTCATCATCTATCTTCACTGGTCTATTAACAAAACAACTTGTATTAGACGCAAGTGAAAAGCAAAGTGAAAACCCTATCCAATCCAGTATGATTTCACGTTTAGTAGGTGGTAAGATGGGTAATATGCCTTCATCTGCTATGAAACATCTTATAGGCAAAGATGGTATTAGACGTATGAGTATGACAGCAGGAGCAGAAGGACACGGCAGGGTCTCAAAACTTTCAAAACTTTGTATGTAATTCAAAAAATTTAAGTGATTTCAAATTTATATGAAATTAAAAAAAAATTGATTTAAAAAATTGATTATAATTGTTTAATAAATTGTATAAGATAATTTATTAAAAGAAAAGGACTTAAAGAAATAATCTTAATATATTGTATAGGAGAAAGAAAATGAATTGTGTAATCTGTTTAGAACCAAACGATAATAAAACCAAAGCATCATCACCATCAGTTTTCAAGTGTTATACTTGTAATGAGGGTTTTGTATGTAATAAATGTATTCCCAAATTTGACCCATGTGGTAGTATCTTTTTAGATACATTACATCAGGTCAAAAAGACAATCAAATGCCCTTGTTGTAGAACACTCAACTGGAATTATCATTATAACCAAATAATAAGAATTACTTTGGAAGACCAAGACGAACACCCTGAAAATGCTGTTAGTAAGTTAGTAATTAGAAACAAGTATGAAGGGAAGTGCTGTGGTTGTGGAAGTGAAGATATTGCTGTTGAGGAATGTGGAGGAAGAGAAGGTGTTAATATGTGTAGAAAATGTTTCGGTCTTCCAACTGATAGTGAAAATGATGATTATTAAAAAAAAAATTACAGAAAATTGAAATACCTTTTTTAGAATTTATTATAGGCATTAAAAATAAAATTGAAATAAAATTGATTTGAATTGTTATATATATCTTATACAACAATATACGAAAATGACAACTATCCAAATTATTACCAATACCGAATTTAAAAACCAATACCAAAACAAGACAGGCACTTTAATGTTCCCCAGTGTCTATTACGATTGTTTAGGTATGTGTGATAAAAAACTATTGAGGGAACTCTTACCAACTCCTCTCCCAAAAGGAGCAAGAATACTGAAAGTTCTCGTTCATACTGATGCTTCACCTGAATACAAGAATATTGCGAACAGATTAATTCCTTATAAATCTCCTGCTTGTGCTAATAGTCACGATGATGGAGCATACTACTATTCCAGTAGGCATGGATTTAGTATGTGGGCGATTGATAATCCATTAGGAGATGCTATTGTTGTTGTAAATAAACCTTTATAATTGTAATCTATAACTAAATGACCCCTTT